TACGCATCATCTTCACCATTCAACAACGTCTGCACAGTCTTAGTCTCGTAAATGCGTATTGCAGTCCACACTATAGAAAACAAGGCCGCTACAGCGGGTAACGCGTCCATTAGAGTACCTACTACCGTCGCAAAGGATAATGCGTCAATTATATGCTTTACGACTTCATTAATGTGTTCGTATGGGTCGCTCATTTGCAGTTCCATGCCCGTAAGGACTTGTTTATACGACTATTTGGATCCTTAGCCGTCTTTGACGAAGTGTTCTCACGCTTCATGCCTTCCATTCTGGCGCAGAACGATTTACGCCTAGCAGCGTCCTTGTCCGTTTTCGGGTGTGGGGCCGGAGGTTTAAGATCCATACCCTGTTTCTTTGCAGAAGCGCGACCCTTGGCGTTCAAGCCTCCTTTAGGGTTTTTTCCTTCTGCGCGTTGCCAAGCGGGTGATTTAGCCATAGCAAATACTAATCGCACTTAAGTTAGTGCTAGACAAATAAATACCGTTTTGCGCAAGGATTCCTTCTCCGGGTATGAGAATCTGGAATGGTTGAACTGCTGTAGAAAATTTGAACTGGAACAGAATGTTCCCAGAAGCGGCGCTAGCATTATCGTAGAGAGTAAAAGTACCTGCGGTACCGTTACCGAGAAATACAACCTGCTTCAGCCTAGATCTACCAACGTACAAAGACCCCGTAGCTGCGGTCGTATACGCCGAATTGACATCATATTGCATTGTCATGACTTATCTCCTTTAGCAAGGTAAAGGGGGTCCGAAGACCCCCCACTCGAATTAGTCGAGGTTACCGTAGGGGTAAGTCGTGGTGTTACCGAGATTGGTATCAGGCTGTACATACTGAACAGTTACAGCGAACTTACCTGCATTTACAGAAGTAAGAGAAGAAACCGTCAGCGCCAGAGTCACAACTACCTGTGAGAAGAAAGCAGGTTCAGTAACATTCGGCCAGTTAACATTCTGCACGTCAGCCAGAGTAGATTCAGCACTAACATACTGCGTAGCAGAGAACGTAGCAGCGGTACGTCCAATAGTGCCACCCGTAATAGCAGCTGAAGTCGCATATACACCAGCAGAAGTAGCGAAGTTATTGGAGATGTAAGGCTGAATCGTCGTTACAGCATGAGTGCCGTCAGTAGGCTGAACAATCTGGTCAATGTAGATATTGCTGATGTTAGCTCCTACTGGGAGGTAGAAAACCACACCGCGGTAGTTAGTACCAGATGCGTCAGCAGTTGGAGCTGAGATAGTCGGAGAAGCCGAAGAGATTCCAGACTGCGGTACATAGATAGTAGCATTGGTGTTCGGGATGTCATTAGCCCAAACAAACTGACCTGAAGCTCCACCGTAGTTGGCTGAGCCGCTATTAGCTACAGAAAAATCAAGTACTGCAGCCTGCTGAAGTACGGTATAACCAACGTCACGTTGGGGTCCAAACCGGTTATCACCTGAAAGAATTGGACCTGTAAAAGTACTACGTCCCATTTATGTATCCTCATGCAAAAGCCCTATACCGATCGTTGCATCGTCTGCTGGGTCAGTGGTGGTATAGGAAAAAACCCCAGATGTAGGTTCCTTATAAGTTATTTATAGGGTGGTGTCAATCTCTTTAGATGATTCTCCCTTAAGCCGTATTCCACCCCCGATCGAGGTGAGAATTGCACCGACTCCTGCACCGACTTCAAGGGGTGCGGCTCCGACAAAAATAGCCACGCCAACCAACCCAACACCGATAAAACCAAGTATACGGATAGCACAATATGTTTCATTGTTCTGCTCCGTTAGTAAATCTTTAACGATTTTCATTTGTTTCTAGACTCCATCATTTTGCCCCGTTCTTCGGGATTTTGCCATGCTTTTAGCATCTGTTGCCTTTTCGATTCTGCACGTTGTTCTGCTCCGCATTGTGGGCACCCGCGGCCTTTACGGAACTGCGCTGAATATTGAGAGAATACACCATGGTTAGGGCAAATACAGCCTTCTATACGCACTAGAGCCCCGGAATACACTGCATTGGAGAAGTCGTACCGGTTACGTATTTCTTCGGGGAACTTGGCTAGGACGGATTGGAAATCTGCGGGTTGTTGTTCTACCGCGTTTCTACGCATGTTTTCTTGTGCTCGCGCTAACCCATCCGGAGTGAATGTTCTTGGGCCTTTAGGCACCCCACGTTGCGTGTCACCGATTTTCTTGCGAGTTTCTTCTGATATGGTTTTTCCGTAGCGGTAGTGATCTGGTCCAGTAGTTTTCCCTACTCTGGCTTCACTTAATTTTTTTCTATCTTCTTCAGACCATTCTGCTCCCGTCCTAGGATGCGGGTTCTGAGAATAGTAATCACGCATTGTTTGTGCGTGTTTAGCTCGAAGTTCTGGACTAGCATTGCGCATAGGAGCATTGGCGTGTGGTGATACGTTATAGCAATACTCTTTACCGTAGTGTTCGTCTAACCACTTCTGTTCAGCTGGAAACAACTCATCCTTGGTTCCGTACTGCTCAATCACTTCGAATTTAAAGCAGTCTTCTCCATACTTTATCCATGCACGTTGTAAAGCTACGCATACATGAACTCCTGATCGAAGATCTTTACGGTGTGCCCAGAACCGTTTACGTGAATCTACCGAGCTCCCAACATAGAACTTACCGTTGACGACGTTTCGAATTTTGTAAATGACGTTTTTCATGTGTACCTCCTTTGATGTTAGGTATTAAACCCAAGAAGAAACGGTGTGTCAACAGACAAAAAGAAAGGGACCCGAAGGTCCCTTCCTCAACAACCTAAGTTATTGATTTTACTTAGTAAGCTCCGGGTGAACCGAAGATTCCCAGCGGATCGGACCACCCGAATGAGTATCGCTCACGAGCCTTGTAACGAACGTTACCAGTATCGAAGTCACCGTCCATAGACTTCTGCAGCGCAATACGCTCGAAGTGCTTAAGACCGTTCGGTACATCAGTGGTCAGGAACCATGCGTTCGGGTCAGTCAGGAAGTGGTTAATGGTATAACCTTCCGGAACAACACCGTTGTTCTTGATCGCATTGATGTCGTTGTTGTTGGTACCAACGCGGAGCTCGGTTTCGAGCAGGCGAGTAGCAACGAACTGAAGTGACGGAGGAACGATAAGCTTCTTAGGCTTAGCAGCGATCAACATCGAGCGTTCGTCGGTCCAAGCTGCGATCTGAATTACTGCCGCTTCAAGAGAGGTTTCATTCAAGTCAGCCGGGGTAGACGGCGTGTTGCTGTTTAAGCCACCACTAACAAGCGGGTGAGCAGAAGAGAACAGAGAGACGCCATCACCACCAACGTAGGTAGCATTGAAGCCGTTGTTCAGAACCGCAGCAGCCTTAACCTGCTTCGTGTAAGCCATAGCACGAGCCAGAGCCTTCGTATAACGTGCAGACAGTGAGTCATACAGGTTATCTTCGATAGCTTCTTCAGTGATGGAGAAGCCAAGAGCAATGGTTTCGTGGTTGTAGCGAGCAGTCCATGCTTCCTGTGCATTGTCGTACGAGATCGCTTGACCTTCGTTTTTGACCGGTGCAGCTGAGAAGCCAGACAGCTTGGTTTCTTCTTCGAAAGAACGTTCAGAACTCTCAGTTTCGTAGATTTCCTTGTGTTCTTCACCATAACGAGCGTACTCAAGACCGAACAGAGCGTTCAGACCGGGGAGGAGCTCCTTAAGAAGTTGGGCGCGTGAAATAGCCATTTAAGTAATCCTCCTTATACGCCAGCAGCGTTAGTGTAGCTATGGAAGCCCTGATTCCAGACAACCTTAGCTTCAGGATACCCAATGAAGGTAACAGCCGTGCCGCTAGCCAGCGTAATAGCAGAAGAGACCGTAACGGTCGTGCCATTGACGTTAGTAACAGTAATGAAGTTACCAGCAAGTGAACCCGTGCCGGTCGGTGCAATCAGCTGCATACCAGCCTGAATAGCAGTGTTAGCTGCAGTCAGGGTAACCGTGGTGCTAGAGCCAGAGGTGCTAGCGACAGCTGCAACAGATACCGCAGTATCAGGAACGAGCTGAACAACACGGAACGGAAGAGCCGTGGTGAAACGAGTGTTACCGTTGCTACCTGAAGAGATAACGCCACCAGAAACAGACATAGCAGAATCACCAAAGGTGGTGCTGCCAGACGCGCCAGTAATAGCGTATACGTTGGTACCAACGAAAGACTCAGAGAAATAACCGATCGTGGTGCCGGTATTAGCCAGCGATGTGCCCTGATTGGTTACTGCAACCTGAAATACCGTGCGCGGATCGTCAACTACGTAAGCAACTGCGTCCTGAGCAACGGTGCCAGCCGGCCAATACTGAGCACGAATGCGCTGATTGGTACCCGGATTGGTATATTCAACACCTACGAAAACACCGATAGTGCCGGCTACCGCAGTACCCGGAGAGTTAGCAGCGCTCATAGAAGTTGCAACAAGTGTACCGCCAGAGAGCTGTACGAGGTCACCATCAAACAGGCTGGTAGCGTAGCCCGATGCAATCGGGATCATACGAGTAGAACCTGCGTACGGAAGACCACCAAGCTCATTGATCGGCTTGAACCCGTAAGGGGCCGAAACAATAGGATAAGCCATGGGAAACTCCTAAATTAAAAAATTAAGATCCTCTGCCGAAGCTATGCTCAGACTTACCTTCCTTGAAGATAGGCATACGAGAATCGCTTTGGCGCATCAGATTGTTATCTACCGCTTCCGTTTGAGCTGCTGTCTGACGCTTGATGTAATCGTTGCGCTGTTCAACAAACTCCATCGGAGTCTTGCAAAGTAACAATCCGCCAATCTCAACATTGTCTTTATATCGACTATTGGGATCGACTAGCAGAGTGAATTTCGGTTGCTCTTCCAAACGGCATGGTTCCCAGCCTTCGCGGAACTTGGATGACAAGTTGCGAGCGTTATGAGCACCCATTACCGAGGCAGCAATCCAACGATAAGCATAACCCGGCTCTTTGTCAGGCTCGGGGAGAAGTTCCGGAGGGAGCCACTGCTTCTGGCGTTCCGCAAGTTCTCGGGTATCTGCTTCTCTTCCAATTCTATTTGTAGCCATGTCAGGCCTCCAATTTCATAAGTTCACGGACGTATTGTTCAGGCGTAAGGCCCAGCTTCTTCGCAATAGATACCTGCGATTGATTGAGTCGTACTCGTTTAGGCGCAGTAGTTCTAGTAGCTGAAGCTACGACCGTGGCTGGCTTAGCTTTTGGCTTGTCTGCTTCTGGCTCTGCCCTGTCGTCCCCAAAATAATCGGGGAAGCGTTTCCGCATCGTCTTGTCCAACTCTGCGTAATACTTTTCGGAACCGATCTCTACACCGTTATCCTTAAGCTCCTCGTGTACTCCAAGAGCGGTAGCAGTCATTACCCGGTTCTGTCCGAACCATTGGTTTTCGTCCTGCCACTCCAATACCCTACTATCGGGGCGAGGTACTTGCGGAGCTTGAGGGGGTATATACCGTTCCTCTTGTGCTGTTTGTACACCACTAAATTCATCTTGTAAAGACTTTTTATTTTTAGTGGTATTAATGGTTTCTAATTCGACCTGAAGCCTAGTCATTTTCTCCTGAGCTTCGGCCATAGCATCGGAATCACCCGCTTCATACGCATCCTTAAACTCGCGCTTTACTGATTTAAGCTTTGCGTTAGTAGCTTCTTTAAGGCTTTCTTGGTATTCATCAGCCTTTGAATTAACAAGTTCTTTAATACGCTGGTTCTCAGCGTATAGCTTGCGAGCAGCATCGATTGCTACTTGGTGTTCCCGCTCCGCCAATTCACGAGCACGTCGCTCGTCATTCCATACCCGCTTCATACGGATAATCTTGTCCTTGGCGGCTTTATACTTGGCTAGGTCGTCTATATCGTCAACATCTATCTCAAGCTGTCTTACTTTTTCGGGGTCCGACGGAGTCCTGCCTCGGTCTTCTTCGGGAGTATCGTCCTCGATCTCGATCTCAAAATCATCCCCAGCTACGACGTTATTAGGTTCTTCGTCAGGGAATTTAAAATTCATTTCATCATTAACGGCCATGTCCGCCTCCTATTAAAATTTACGCTTAATGCCGCGTGGATCCTGTA